GTGCCGAACAGCGTGAAAGCCGTGGCCCCGAGACCAGTAGCCGCGGGCGCAACGCCACTGAGACCGGCGCTGGCCAGGGTGCCGAAGGACGTGCCGCCGGTCGCCGGCGCCAAGGCGAAAGCAGCGACAACGATGAGAATGCCGGCGATCGCCTTGCCCTTGCCCTTACCGCCCGCGGCGACGGGGACGATGTGCAGGTCTTTCGCACCGAGCCGCATGTTCAGGTTTTCGTGTGAGTGATCGAACCCGTTTTCCAAGTCGCCCCGAACGATCCGGAACGTGCCGAGGCGAATGGATTGCTGAAAGCCAGGGAAATTGGCGTTCAGGAGGCGCAGCGCTTGGGCCGGTGTTTGAACGTCCAAGCGATAGTGTTCGCCGAACTCCTGACCGAGCTTCCCATGAAGGTAGATGTCACGCATCGTCGTTCCTCAACCAGATGTCGATTTTGCGTTGCCAACGCGCGACCGGATCGCGCTTTGAAAGCCGGGTAGGATCCACGGCCTTTCTGGATGTCAGGTGGTGGAGAGCGAGTCCGTTGCCTACGTAGACGCCACCATGGTTCAGGTTTCCCCTCGAGCCGATCGCGACGAGAAAGGCATCGCCCTCACGAACCTCTGATTGGGAAATGCGATAGAACCCCAGTTCTTCGAAGTTCTCGGCATAGAGCTTGTGGGGCGGCAGCAGGGTGAACTTGCCGACTTCGACCGGTTCGTCTACTCGGCCTTCATAGGTGAATTCCCGGCCGTCATGTGACCATCTCATGGTCTCGTTGTAGGCGACGCGGTCGATGATCTCGCCCTGATATTCTACTGCCGGCAGCCACCATTCCCAATCCCGCGCGAAATTTGGCAGAACGAGCGACGTGTTGAGGCGATACCAGTCGCGGATGCAGTCGTAACAATCCGTGACGGCGTGCCGGAATCCCCGACCGACAAGCGGTGGCGTACCGGTTGATCCCATGTCGATCGGTACTTGATCACCGAACCAGAAGACGTCCTTCGCCCCTTCCGAGCTGCTGACGATGATGCCCCAAGGGACGCCCGTCGAAACCTGGCTCTTCATGTCTGCTGCGGTAGGGCAGGCCGGCCCGTCGGGGTGGGAGTGGATCACGGCCTCGATGGTGCCGGTCAGTTCCGCAGTCACCCAATCGACAGGGTCGATCTCAAAGGCGGATTCCGGCTTTTTCGATACGTTTGCGAAACGATGATACTGCCCGTCGATCACGAAACCGCAGGATTCGTTCGGGTATTCCTCGACCGCATGTTGCACGGCGGCCGAGATTGTCGCTTCTGGAAACATCAAGCTCTCACTTTCGCCAAACCGGGATACCCGCCGAATGGCTTTGGAGCGCTGCCGAAACGCTTCCGACAGCAGTTGTTGAAGGTCTTCGAAGGAACGTCTTCTGCCGGGTTGTCCGTTTGGGTTCCGTCGGCCTTGAAGAAATCGTTGCCGTCGTAGGGACAGGTGGCCTTGGTGTAGTCGAACGTTTCCGTGACAGGGTCGAAAACCCGGTAGATCAGCGGGCAGTAGTCACGAAGCATCTGTTTGCCGATGCGGCGACCCTGTTGGTCGATGCTCGCCGCCAGTTCGAGCTCCACTTCACGCTTCGACGCTCCAATGAGACGTTCGACGATATAGACGTCGTATGATTGGATGGCGTCCGGATCGGGATCGGACCCGTCATCAAGGAACTTCGCATAGGTGCGTGTTCTGGTGAAAATCGCGCCTTGTAGGTTGCTCGTCGACCGAAGTATGGCGCGCATTGATAGCGTGATTTTCTCGAGGTGGACTCGGGGCGTAGGCAATGATCCTTGGCCGTTCCACTCAAAGCCCTCCACCTTGATGTCGACCGGAGTGTAAGCCTGTCCGTCGAACACGATTGCGCTGTCCGAATATGCTGCCGACGTGAAGCAGTAGACGTCACCGCCGATAGCCGTGGCATCGAGTTTGTAAAGGTGGATTTGTGTGTCGCCGGATAGCTTCTGATTTTCTGCCGCGATCTTGGCGTTGGTCACAGCGAGAAGTCCTCCTTGAAGACTACCGTGATCCGGTACATCGCGCCGCCGGTATCAACCTTCGTGTATTGACCTTGCGGAATCTTCCATTGTTGAGCGGTGTTGTTGTCGGGTGCAGTCCAAAGGAACGGTTCATGACCACCGCGGGCCTTGAAGAAGGTTTCGATGGCTGTGGCCTCGCTATCCGTCAGTACCGACCACGTCAGATTCCACTTGTCTCGAACCGGGTTCAGCCCGTCCGGAGCGCCTTGGCTGTAGCCGTCGCCGAATTCTACCTCGAGCGTCTTGGACATGGTGTCCTTCGACGACGACTGATCCGGCGCGCGGGGAGGGGTGAAGGTCTCGACCATATCAGTAGTGCCCCGCCATAGGATTGCCTTGAGGGTTCAGCATGCCGCCAGGCCGAAGCTGGCGTCGGGTCCATTCGGCCATACGTGCGTCCATCGCGTTCTCGAGGTGCGCGCCGAGTTCTTCGGCTATTGCCTGCCGGTCGTCGTCTTTACCGCCGCCAGCGCCGCCCTGGATCGTGATTTGGTTCTGGAAGACGAAGGTGTAGCCGCCCATCATCCCGCCGTTGAACCGGTGACGTGGATCCTGTCGGGTCAAGACCTCTTCATTGCGCTCCGCGATGATGGGCACCTCATTCGGCCCGAGGCCGGCCATTCCGCCAGAGTGGTACCGTTGCGCGCCGGCAAATGCGCCGGGATGGATGCCGCGCGGCGATCCTCCTGATCCGATGATGCCACCGGTGTGGAACTGAAGGCCGAACGCGTCGAAAAGAGGGCCGGTGATGAATTTCCTGAAAGACAGGCGCGTGAGATCATCGAGAATGGAGTCGACCATGGCTTTGGCGTTGAATTCGCCCGTCTTGCGCCATTGGACGAAAGCGTCCTCCATGCCGCCCAATGCGTTGGTAGTGACGTTCTCCCATTGCGTGGCGGCGTCGGTCGCATCGTTGACATAGTCGCGCAGCGCCCGGGTTACGCCGTCCTGCCACCGCTTGCTGTTGTCCAGATCCTCGTCACGGGCCTTGCGGAGCATTTCGGCATATATCGTCTCGACGTCCGCCGCGAAATCAGCATATCCGGCCGCGGTCTCGTCCAGGTTCTCAAGCGCTTGCCGGCGCCACTCGTCCGCTTCGATCTTCAGATTGTCATAGGTCGGGAACAACGAGGCCATCGTGCTGTTGATATCTTCGACGGCCTGCTTGTGGTCCTTCTCCGCTTGCTCGAGGTCGCGGATGGTTTGTTCGAGTTCGAGGTTGCCCTTCGTCAGCCAGTTGATGAGCTTGAATTCGAGGGATGAGCTTTGAATCCCTTCGTCGCGCGCCTCGTTTTCAGCGTCGATCGCGCGCTTTTCCGCTTCATAGGCCTGCTGGCTGATCTTCCGGGCTGCTACCAACCGGTTCAGTTCGTCGCGCTCCCGGCTCAGTTCGTCGATGCGAGTGTCGGCTGGCGATCCTGTTCCAGACTGAGGAATGCCGGCGGAAGCAGTCGCGGCTGCAGCCTCGGCCTCCGCTCTGTTTTCGGCGATCTTCGCCCGAATGCGATCAAGAACTCCCTCCACGTCCTTCTGCAAGGATCTCGTATCACTTGACGATCCAAGCAATGAGCCTGACGGCATTTGGCTTGTTTCTATTCCCATGGTTCCCATCGGGTCGTTCATGAAGTCGCGGAACCACGGAGCGACGTTTTCGGTTTCATTTGCTAGGTCACGGACTTTCTCCCAAGCATTTTCCATCAGACCAATTGCGACAGCAGCCATTATAGCGAACTTCGGGCCAAGTAAGATTCCCCCAATCAAACCGATCTCTTTCGCCCACTGCGGCAGACCATCGTAGAAGTCGATAAATCCTCCTATTGCATCGCCGAAGAAGTTGATAATTGGCCGCACAAAATCGATGAAACCTGCTGTGCCAAGTAGAATTCGTTCCGCATAATCCATGACGACATCGCTGGCGCGTTTACCGTGTTCCTGGATCTCGTCGAAGCTGAGGCCGATAGCCTCGTCGAGAACTTGCAGGCTGGCCTTCAGGAATT